AAATCACAGAAGTTAAATGACTATCTAGCAGAGAACCCTGATGTAAAGGCTAGCATGGTAGCCAAGTTGTTTAAAGCAACAGTGCAGTCTATATATCAGCGTAGGGCTAAACTAAAGTTGGCAGCGGGTAAAAGTGCAAAGCGTGGTCGCCCTCGCCAGATACCTTCAACGCTTGTGCCTAACGCAGTAATGTCAATGGCAGTATATGCGGATGATAAGGTGAATAGCCCGAGCCACTATAAAGTAGGTGGTATTGAGACTATCGACTTTATCGAAGCTAAAGGTTTGGACTACCATTTAGGTAATGTAGTCAAGTATATTAGTCGTGCTGAGTTCAAAGATACTAAGTTGGAAAACCTAAAGAAAGCACAATGGTATCTCAATCGTGTGGTATCTAACTTAGAGAAATAATATTAGGGGGGTAAGTTTACTCGCTACTACTAGTAGCCTTGTAGATGCAAATGTGGTGGCTCTCGGCTAGTTCCCCCCAAGACATTTCGACTAGCCGAATCCTTATAGCCCGACGAGGGGCGGGTAATCTACATACCCCCTCATTTTCTTCTTGCCTTGACAAAGTCAAACCCTGTGTTATCATAAGGGCATGGCACAAACACCCGAAAAAAAAGTAAAAGACAAAGTTGTAAAGATACTAAAGAAGCATGGTATCTATTACTTCTTCCCCGCAACGCATGGCTTTGGGCGCTCAGGTGTGCCTGATGTTGTGTGTTGCTTTAACTCATTATTCATGGGCATAGAATGCAAGGCTGGAACTAATAAGCCTACTGCACTACAAGAAAAAGAAATGGCAGACATCCGTAGTGCGGGTGGAGTGACCTTTGTTATCAACGAAACGAATCTAACAATGTTAGAAAGTTGGATTACGGATGAAAATTTTGACTTTGATGGGAGATGCTAATGAATCAAGGAGTTCAGATTTTATTAGAGCGTATGCGTAGCAACCCTGATGAATTTATACCGACTGTGCATGGGTATTACCCTAAAAAATGGCAAGACATTTTACTTGCCATTCAAATGCGAGCCGAAGGGGGTAAGGACTACCAAGACCAACTACCTTTCCTCAGCAATGAGGAAGTCAAAGCCCTATGGGATGGTATGCAACAACTACAGGGCGAGCTGTTTACTAAGAAGGTTATGAATATTCTGCTACAAGATGCAACGGAACTATCATCTTCTTTCACACAACTCTCGGACGATACGATTTATATTAAAAACGATGGTGCAGTATCAGGAACAATTACTGGAAAGTTGCGTTACCCATGAAAATATACTGCATTGATTTTGAGACCTATTACTCTCAGGCCTACTCATTAACTAAATTAACCACCGAAGAATACATCCGTGGAGAGGAGTTTGAGGTGATTGGTGTTGCCGTACAAGAACAAGGTGGGGACCCGCAGTGGTTTAGTGGTACTCAAGAAGCCACAAAGAAATGGCTAGAACAGTTTGAGTTTGAGAACAATCTAGTATGTGCCCACAATGCCATGTTTGATATGGCTATCCTTAGTTTTGTATTTGATATAAGACCTAAGTCCATTGCGGATACTCTATCAATGGCAAGAGCAATATACGGAACTGAAGTTGGCGGAAGCCTTAAAGCATTAGCTGAATACCATGCGATTGGTGTTAAAGGCACAGAAGTATTACAGGCATTAGGCAAGCACAGGATTGACTTTACCCCCGAAGAATTGCGTTCCTATGGCGAATACTGCAAAAATGATACTGCGCTAGCCATGCAGTTACTAGAGATATTGGGCGAAAGTTTTCCTGTGGTTGAGTTTAAGTTGATTGACTTGACCATCCGTATGTTTACTGAACCTACTCTTCAGTTGTACAAGCCCTTGTTAGAAACGCACCTCAAAGCGGTACAAGATAAGAAAAGCGCCCTTCTTGATAATGGATTGCTAACCAAAGAGGCACTACTGAGTAACGATAAGTTTGCTGATTTGCTAAAGACATGTGGGATAGAACCACCTACTAAAATAAGTCCAGCTACAGGAAAAGAAACCTGGGCATTTGCTAAAACGGATGAGGGCTTTAAAGCATTGCTTGAACACGAGAATCAAACTGTGCAGTTATTAGCAACAGCTCGTCTTGGCATTAAGTCTACACTAGAAGAAACAAGGACTGAACGCTTTATTGGTATTGCGGATCGGGGTTTACTACCTATACCACTACGCTACTATGCGGCTCATACAGGGCGGTGGGGCGGTGATGACAAAGTTAATTTACAAAACCTACCAAGAAGTTCACCACTTAAAAGTGCAATTCGTGCCCCTAGTGGTTACAAGATAATTGATAGCGACTCATCGCAGATTGAGGCTAGAACATTAGCGTGGTTGGCTGAACAGAATGATTTGGTTGATGCATTTGAAAGGGGTGAAGATGTTTACAAGATCATGGCATCGTCTATATATGGCAAGAGCGAAGAAGAAATTACGAAGGATGAAAGGTTCGTCGGGAAGACTACAATTCTCGGATGTGGCTACGGCATGGGCAGTAAGAAATTCCAAACCCAACTCAAGACTTTCAATGTGGAAATTGAGGAGGGGGAATCCAATCGTATTATCCAAGTCTACCGCGAGACTTATGACTGGATTCCTGCTCTTTGGAGAAAAGCGGGGTTAGCTTTAGATGCCATCATCAACAATCAAAGCATGTCGTTAGGTCGGGTTGGAGTGCTAGAGGTTGAAGGTATAAAAGGCATTCGTCTGCCAAATGGGTTGTATATGAAGTACCCAAACCTACGCAAGATAACTAATGAACAAGGTAAGACCGAATATGTATACGACACCAAAAAAGGTAAGGCAACTATACCTAACAGAATATATGGTGGGAAGGTTATTGAGAACGTATGTCAGGCTTTAGCTCGCATTATTATTGGCGAGCAGATGCTACAAGTAGCAAAGAAATACAAGGTTGTAATGACTGTGCATGATGCGATTGCTTGCGTAGTACCTGAGGCAGAAGCAAAGACAGCTCAAGAATACGTCGAGTTGTGTATGAAGATGCGACCAAAGTGGGCATTAGAGTTACCACTTAGTTGTGAGTCGGGCATTGGCAATAGTTATGGTGAGTGCTAGTGGGCAAGATTAATAAACACTACAACGATTATCAAGACCGTGAAGTATTGCGGTCATTGGGTACACATCCTTGGACTGGAGCTTTACCAGCAACGTATTATATTGAGGAAGATATTACTTATGAAACAGTTGACCCTGAGACTATTGAAGCGTTGATTGAGTATAGAACTGCTGAGGATGATATTGAATTAAATGACCTTAGACGAATTACACAAGATATGCTAGATTCAATGACCCGTAGAGAAGCTAAAATATTGCGTTTGCGGTTTGGTATTGGGCTTGCGCAAGAAAGCACTCTTGACGAGATTGGTCATGTGTTTAATTGCACTAGAGAACGTATTCGTCAGATTGAAGCTAAAGCATTGCGCAAGATGCGTCACTTTAGTAGGAGCAATCAGCTTAGGGTGTTTGTTAATGATGATGCTACTTGTTCATTATGGGATAGGTTGTTAGAACCAGTCCCCACGATAGATGATTATGAAGGTTGGGGATACATACAGGCTGTTGAGTTTCTTGAACGAGACATGGTTGCTTGGAGAAAAAGAAATGACGAAGCAATTAAAAAATTAACAGACGCTAAAAAGAATTTAAGAGGACTAATATGAACAATGAACCAGTAGTGTGGACTGCTTGCTTGGATTGTGGCAAAAGGGTTACAGGGGATTCTATTCATACTTGTTCACCACAGTTAAAGACACTAACAGATGAAGAAATAATTGAGGTGTGGAATGCGTTTGAAAGAACTGACAACATACCAATTATTGATTTTGCTAGAGCAATACTAAGAAAGGCACAAGAGAAATGAATGATGAAGATTTAAGACAGGCTTTTGCTTTAATGCTAACGGCTGGGTTTGCAATTAAAGGCGAGATAAACCCAAAAGCAATATGGGATATAGCAGATATGCTTGTTGAGGCAAAAA